AGGGTCCGTCAACTCTCGGGGAATGGGCGTTCGCCTTGGCATTCTGCGGGGGCCGGGTCACTTCTAATGGCCACCCAGCGCAAATCCGCCGCACCCCGCCGCAAGGCTACCGCCCGTCGTGTGTTCGACGTAGACACCGCGCCGCGCAAGCGAATCGTCGTCAAGGCGTCCTATGACAACGCCCGGCACACGGACGAAAATGAGAAGCTGTGGCAATTCGTAGACGCCCTTTCCGCCGCCGCAGCGAACACGCCGCAGGTCCGGCAGATCGTACGCAATCGCGCACGCTACGAAACGGCGAACAACTCCTACGCTGCGGGCATTGTTGAGACGCTTGCCAACGACACGGTTGGACCCGTTGTTCAGTTGCAGTTGGGCGACAGCGAGCGGGCGCAGGCGGTGGAGCGCGACTTCGAGCGGTGGGCCGCATCGGTTGGACTGTGGCAGAAGGTCCGCACAATGCGCCGCGCCAAGGCGGTTGACGGCGAAGCGTTCGCGCAGATGTTTACCAACCCGCTTATTCCCGGCCCCGTCAAGCTGGACCTGCGCGTGGTGGAGTGCGACCAGATTGAAAGCTGGTACGCCAACGTAACCCGCGAGGACGAAATCGACGGCATTCGGTTCGATCAGTACGGCAACCCCGCGCTGTACCGGATGTTGAAGTTCCACCCAGGCGACCACCGGGGGCTGTCGCAGTTGGCTGGCGACTGGATTCCCGCGAAGTTCATGCTCCACTACTTTCGCCCGACCCGCCCCGGACAGGTTCGCGGAATCTCCGAAATTCTCCCGGCCCTCGGGCTTTTCGGCCAGTTGCGCCGGTACACGGCGGCGGTCATCGAGGCGGCCCAGCGTGCGGCGGAAATCAGTGCTGTCATGCAGACCGACCTTCTGCCCGACCAGATCGCGGCGGAGTTGGCGGACCCGTTAACGACGATTGACATTGAACGCAACACCATCATGTCGCTGCCGGAGGGGTGGAAGCTGGCACAGTTGAAGTCGGAGCAGCCGACAACGACCTACGCCATGTTCAAGGCAGAAATCCTCAACGAAATCGCCCGCTCCATTAACATGCCGTACAACGTGGCGGCCTGCAATTCCAGCGGCTACAACTACGCGAGCGGGCGTCTGGACCACCAGACCTACGACCGCAGTATTGACGTGGAGCGGGGCGACCTGCGGATGGCGGTTCTTGACCGCATTCTTGCGTCGTGGATGGACGAATACGCGGCCCGCAAGGGGCTGACGGCGGACGACCGTGCGGAGTTCGCGGATCACGAATGGCACTTTGCCGGGCGCGGCCACGTTGACCCAAACAAGGAAGCGAACGCCGACAACGTCCGATTTGGCAACGGCTCCCTTACAATGGCCGCCTACTACGCCAAGCAGGGCAAGGACTGGAAGCGCGAAAGTGCCCAGTTCATCCGCGAGCGCATTGCCGAAGAGATGGAGTGGAACAAGGCCCGCGAGGTCGCCGGACTTCCCCCTGCTCCGTACCCGCGTGGACAGCAACAGCAATCTCCCGCAGCCCCACAAGAAGAACCCGAACAGCCAGAAGAAGGGGAAGAGCAATGAGCGAAGTCAAGACAATCGAAGCCGGACCCGATCGCAAGCCCATCCAGATGACTGGCGTTTGTTCCATCGAGGCCGCCGCAGCCCCAAAGGACGGCGAGGACGCCGCGTTGCCAACAGTCAAGCTGGATGCCTACAACGGCGGCAAGATCGCGGTTGGGTGGTGGGGCGACATCGTTGTGGACCTCAAGGGCATGAAGGCGTCGGACGTGACGCCGATTCTCTACGGCCACTCCACCGAGAACATCGAAAGCATCATCGGCCAAACGTCCAAGGTCGAGATCGGTGACACGCTCAAGGCTGACGGCACAGTGATGAACACCGGGCGAACCGTCAAGCAGATGCTCGACCTGGCCCGCAACGGCTACCGCTTTCAGGTCAGCATGGGCGCGGACCCGATCCGCTACCGTGAGGTTGCCGAGGACGAAACCGTTGAAGTCAACGGCCAGAGCATCCAAGGCCCGTTCTCTCTGATTCTCGAAAGCGTTCTCAACGAAATTTCGATCTTGCCGCTAGGAGCGGACAAGTCAACGAGCGCGGCGATTGCCGCCGAACACAAACCCATAAACCAAAAGGAAACTCCAATGAGTGACCCCAAAGTGGATACCGCCGAAGCCATTCGCGCCAACGCGGTAGCCGAACAGAACCGCATTCTTGAGGTGCGGAAGTCGGCCGAGAGCCATCCCGAGATTGCGGCGAAGGCCGTGGCCGACGGTTGGACCAAGGCCCAGACCGAAGCCGCCGTCGCGCAAGCCGTGATCGCGGAGCAGAAAAAGGAAATCGAAGCCCTGAAGGTGCAAGCCGAGCGGCCCGCCGCCCCCTCCATCAAGGTGGGCAAGGAAGGCAAGCTGGACGCCGAGGCGATTGAATGCGCCACCGCGATCCGCGCCGGGCTCAAGGCTCCCGAAAAGGTCTACAGCGAAGAGACCATCGACGCCGCCAAGGGTGCCCGCATCCATTCGATGACGGATCTGGTTCGCGCCAGCCTCGCCGCCGAAGGCAAGAGCCTGGATGCCACCCGCCACGACACCCGCGAGTTCATTCGCGCCGCGTTTTCCACGCGCTCCATCGCCAACGTTCTGTCGAACGTCGCCAACAAGTTCATTCTTGAAGGCTACGGCGCGGTCGAGCAGGCGTGGCGTTCCGTGGCGAGCGTGCGTTCCGTGGTGGACTTCAAGGCCAACACCGGCGTTCGCCTGGTCATGTCGAACCTGCTCCAAGCCCTCTCGCCCAACGGCGAGATCAAGCACGGCGCGTTGAGCGACGAGACCCGCACCATCCAGGCCGACACCAAGGCGCTGATGCTGGCGATCACCCGCAAGGACATCATCAACGACGACCTCGGCGTTCTGTCTGACGTGCCCCGCAAGCTCGGCTTTGCCGCCGCCCGCACGTTCAATAAGGACTTCTGGGCCGCGCTGGTGGCCGCGAATGCCGCGAACTTCCCGAGTGCCAACACACATGGGAACTACATCAACGCCGCGCTTGGCCTTGAGGGTCTCCGCTCAGCCGTGCAGGCATTTATGGCACTGACCGACAGCGACGGCAACCCCATCGGCGTTGACGCGGCAATGGTGCTGACCGGCCCTGCGCAGAGCGTGTTGGCCCGCGAACTGTTCATCTCGACGAACCTGATCGGCGGCACGTCCAAGGGCACCGCAGCCAATCCGTTCGCCGGACGCTACACGCCCGTTTCGACGAGCTACCTTACCGGCAATGCCTGGTACCTGGTGGCGAACCCGATGGGACTGCCGCTGATGGAAGTCGCGTTCCTGAACGGCCGCCAGGAGCCGGTTGTGGAATCCGCAGACGCGGACTTCAACACCCTCGGCGTTCAGATGCGCTGCGTCTACGACTACGGCGTGGCGTTCGCGGAGAAGAAGGCCGCCGTCTACTCGGCGGGTGGCTGATCGGGAACGGAGGGGCGGCCATAACCCGGCCGCCTCGCCAAACCCCTTAAACAAAAAGGAAACAACAACATGAGCGCAACGAAGAAATCCGAGGGGCTGCGGATCGACTACACCCCGTCCAGCGCGGTCGCCTCCGGCGACGTGGTGGTCATTGGCGACATCGTGGCGGTTGCCACGGAGCCGATTGCCGCGAACGCTTTGGGAGCAGTTGACGTGGAGGGTGTGTTCACCTTCCCGAAGGCCACGACCAGCGCGAGCGCGATCACGGCGGGTGCCAAGCTGTATTGGGACGCCAGCGGCGAGGTCGTCACGACCACAGCCGATTCGAACAAGACCGCGGGCTACGCAGTCGCCGCCGCCGGTGCCACCGCGGCCACGGTTGACGTCAAGCTGTCCCGGTAGGGATTGAGCCTATGGGGGGGCGGGCGTCGGTGCTATCGGGCCGACCGCTCGCCCCTCCTTTCAGGCGGCCATCCGTGAGCATTCCAAAAATCATCCACTTCTTCTGGACCGGCCCCGCAATGCCCGCGTGGGCAGAGCGGAACATTCAGGAGTTTCGTCGGCTGAATCCCGACCACGAGATCAGGATTCACGGCGAGGAAGTGATTTTGCCGGAATACGGAGACGTCGCCGCACGCATTCGAGGGGCTGGCCGGGAATACATTGGCAAGCAAACCGCCGCCCCCAACCTGTCGGACCTTGGACGCTACTCCGCAATCGAGCGGTTCGGCGGCTGGTATTTCGACACAGACATTTTCCCGTTCCGCCCCGTTGCAGAAATCGAGAGGGCGTGGTGCTTGGACGGATCAAAGCTGTTCCTTGCCCGCCAGCAAAACAAGGGAACAACCTACAATCACGGGGGCGAAGTCATTCGAGGCGA